AAGGGGTCTTAACCCCCTGGTTCTTTTGATAAAATAGCAATAATGCACAATTATAGTTGTTGCAAGATTGTTGAGAAAAACATTTTATTCAATTCAGTCTTAATTGGCGGATAGGTTGGCATCCCGTCATGCATTTAAATGCAGATATGCTTTCCACATTTTAAAGTGTGGAACCGATACTGTGCTCTTGAAAAATGGTGTAGAGCCGCGCTTACATTTGCAGGTGTAGCGTGAAGGAACACGGACCACCATCCTTAGCGTTTTAACGCTGAGGCGACCGCGGCCCTGAATTAATCAGTGTGGGCTAGATTATGCCACTGTACAACACATTTACAAATAAATACAATAAAAAGAAAATTTGAGGTCCAATTAGAGGACACTAAAAAATATTTGTTTATTTAATTTAAATAAACCAACCCCCACTTAAACCTTTGTGGGAAGGGAAGCTTCTGCTTGAGTTGAGATACCTTTCTCATTTAAAAAAGGCGCTTTTATTTTGGACATTTTTGCGACACAAAAAGAAATCCATTTTATGAAAACACATCAATGAACAAGAATAACGAATTTAAGATTTGCGAAGTGGATGGTTACCCGCAACAACCGAGCGCTCTTATTGAACAAAATTTGTTCAATTATTTTTCTAAAGAAATTACTGATAAACTCAAGGATTATAAGCAGGCCATTTTGGCACGCGACAGACTTCAAACACAATTATTGGGTTTTGAAATAAGAGATTTGGTGGCACACGTTAGACGCGCCCTTAAGATCAATACGAAGACGGCTTTACTTAGGCTGAATTTAGTTAAGGATGATTCACTACATGGTATTTTTGCGAGTGATTTTGTTGCGTATGATTCCAAGTGGAACAAGCCACTGTTTAATAAACTTTCACCGAAGCGATTAGTTGATGTGTCTAGTGCACAAAGAGAAGACAAAACCACCAAAAAACAAATTCAACTTTCGATACAACAGCAAAGGAAGTTGAAACGAAATTTATTCGGTGGTGATTCTGTCATTTCCCAAGGCTTGTGGTCTTCCACGGAAAAAGTGGAGGACGCATTGGACAGCGTTCAAGATTTGTCAGACAAGTTGATGTCCATTGTTGATGAAACCGATGACAAGGCGTTACCAAGTCTTTTGTCCAAATTGAATGTATTGGTGGAAAATGCAAATTCTCAAATTCAAGATTTGAATGTCAAGCAAGTTTTTGACAGTATTATGGAATCTCAAGCTCAGTTGACATCAGCATCTGTGAAAGCGCAGGACATATTCAAGCGCATTTCAGATTTGTTTCCAGGTATTGCCTTTGGTAGCGCGGTTATAATTGTTGTCATATGCGCGTATTATTATGTTAGGACCAATGAAGCCAAGTATTATTGGTATTTTTGTTGCGCCAGTTTCTTTTTAGGACATTGCATAGGTGCTGAAATTGGTACTTGGATAATGCGCATGGCGCGCGAACCAACAGGTGTACAAACACAGGGACCTTCTGAGGCAATCGGAAAATTTGCGAATTTAGCTATTGCTGGTTTACATATTGGAAACGCTGACAAAGGAAAACTTGACAAGTTTGTTTCATTTCTTACTAATTCTGAACGAAGATCACAAACTATTACAGATATCATGGATTACATGTACGAAGTTCTTATACACGTTGCTAATATATTCCTTTCTATGTTTGGCTATGATAAAATATATAGTTTTAAGAAAGGTGAAGATGAGCGTGCTGATTCTATTTTTGGAATATACGAGAACATAATGAAGCGTATTGATGACGAATTGTATGAACACAATGAAGCTTCTTATAAGGAAATAGTAGATTTGTGTGATATGTGTACTGAATATCTTCGCAATACGCGTGAGACAGCTTCAAATCGTAGTTTGGTTCATCAAGTCCGAGGCATATACAGCTTTTGTCTGAACAAGCGTATGGCAATGGCTGAGTCACATTGGAAGCACACAGGTTATAGACCTGAACCAGTTTGTTTGGTTTTGGTAGGCGAACCTGGTGTTGGCAAGACGCAGAATGTAGAATATATTTCCGCAGCTTATTGTGCCAAAACCTTGCCAGCTAGTGAACAAGAAACGCTTCTTACTAAGGGAACAGCACCCTACGTGTATATCAGGCACGATGAACTTGAGTTCTGGGAAGGTTATAAAAATAAACATGTCGTTACAGTTATAGATGATTTGGGACAGAGAAGGACTTCTGTTGGCGATGCCGATTCATTTATTGAAGTTATTCGTATTATAAATAGTTTCCCATATCATTTGCACATGGCGGAATTGACAAAGAAAGAGAACACTTTCTTTACTTCCCGGCTACTTATAGTGACCAGCAACATGACCAAATTCCAACCTGTCACGCTTTACTCAAGCGATGCAATTGCGCGTAGGTTGCGTTTTAAGTTTAGAGTCAAGGTCAAAGAAGAGTATGCGGCTGAAAATGGTGAAATTGATCCTTTAAAATTGCCGCGTGATGCAAATGGCGTTGGTGTTTTTGATCCCCGAGAAGTGAATTACTACATTTCAATCGATGACGAAGGAAACGCCGTGGAGCGAAACGGTAGAACTACGCACACTTTTGAGCAATTGATGGACATGACATTGGCTCAAAGTTCTTTTAAAGATCAACAACGACAAACGAAACAAGAACGTGTGAATGACATGATACGTGACATACTCGGTGTCAAGAAAACAGAAGATCTTACGCCTATTGTTCAGCAAAGTGGAGACAATATCTTGTTTGCGGAAACGAAAAGGAGATCAGTTGAAGATCCTTTTGAACGCTTTATTGAGCAATATTATACTAAAATGTTTGATCAGAAGGATTTGAATGTTGCAGCTGTTACATTAACTGCGACAGAAATGATTTCCGACCAGTTCATTATTAAAGCCAATTTGGTGAGATATTATGATGAGCACAATACATTGGACGGTTTTTGTTATTACTTTCATACTCGAGATTTTGTGCATGATTGGTGGATGAAGAAACATCATGGCATGTTTTCACGTTTTACCGAATTCCTACGTAGCAAATTGCAACAACCATGGCTTTTGAATTTGATTGAGTGGGTACATAATCGTCCTGCTTTATTGGCCTGGCTATCAATATTGCAAAAGGTTCTTATAGCTCTTGGCATTCTCGGAGTCGCTGGCACACTCGGTTTTACAGCTTATGGAAAGATAGTCGAGTACACTTCTTTTGATCCTGAAACAATAAGCGACGCTGAATTGCAGAAAATCTCGTCTGACCACGCTGCTTACTTTGATGGTGCTTTGCCACAATCAACTCATGTGAGAGTTGGCAGAGGCACACGAAAGTACAATGTTAAAGTGAAAGCCGCTGTGAAGCAGGGTGGTTCATTTGTTACCGATGTGTTGAACGTCGTCAAAGCCAACTTGTATGAGTTTTACATTCAGAAAAAATGGACTACAATTAATGTAGAGAGCATGATGGAAGCCGAACTTGTGGATTTTTCGAAGTTTGGTACTGTTTTGTTCACGCACGGAAGGAATGTTTTAACTCCTTTCCATTTTGTCACGGCTGTTATAGATTTACTAGATGACATAAAGGGTACAGAAGGCCAAATGCCATACGTTGTATTTTCACCAATTGGAGGATCAACGCGGAAAAGAATCTTCGTGTCTTGTGATAAGTTTTTAGAGGGTATTTTGTATTTGCCCCGGACTACAAGTGACGAGGAAATGTACTACGAGGATTATTCCGTTGTTGAATTGCCCAAGTTTGTACCATGTCAACGCGATATTAGAAAGCACTTTATTACTGATACTGAAACTTTTGATTCCCCTGATGTTGCGTTGATATGCGCAACGAAAGGCGACACAACTATAGTCCATGGCAAAGGTATAGCTCTATCGAAGGAGAAGCCGTGTTTAGTTACTTCTCCCTCTTCCCCACCCACGGCTTTAGAGAGCGGCTGGGCTTATCGTATACCAACTGTAGCTGGTGATTGTGGCGGAGTTGTTGTTCTGTCTGCAGGATCCAGATCGCGCACTGTTATTGGTGGTATACACGTGGGCGGTTCTACCGCTAGAGGCTTAGGCTTTAGTCAAAAGATACCACAGAGTGCGCTATTACGTTTTCAGTCTGATCACGATTCTTTGGATTCTAGATTTGAACAATTGGAAGTTGCTCAACCTGACCAAGCGTTGGATGCAGTTGTACAACAGGGAAACTTCCAAGTAAGAGGTCGAGTTGCAAAGTGTCATAATCCATATGGAAAGTCAAAAATTGGAAAGAGCCTAGTCCATTCAGATAGATGTCAAAGCTATTTCGATTCTAGAATGGCCCCGAGTTTTTTGAGACCAGATGCTAAGAACGATCCTTTCTCCAGGGCTTTGACAGCTTATTGTGCCAACCCTAGCTTCGACATTTCTGATGAGTGTTTTGAGAGAGCATACACAGAAGTCAAAAGCCACATGTTGAGATTCAATGCTGAACCGAGAGTGTACACTTTCGAAGAAGCGGTGAGGGGAGTATCTGACCACGCCTATTTTAAATCTTTGAACAGAGCCGCCAGTGCGGGATATCCATATAGTTTGGAAGGCATTACAAAGAAGATGATTTTCGGTGATGGACAGGAGTACACATTCCACACGCCACTAGCGAAGAAGGTTCGGCTCAATTGCGAACAAATTATTCATAAGGCTAAGAACGGTCAGCGTGAATTTCATGTTTATACTGACAATTTGAAAGATGAAACTTTACCCAAGGAGAAAGTTGATATACACAAGACTAGATTGTTTTGTGGTTCACCCTTGGATTACACTATCGTTGTCAGAATGTATTTTGGAGATTTCATGGCATATGTTCAGCGCCATTGCATTGATCTTGGCATGGCCATTGGAGTAAACCCTATGTCCAACGACTGGCACTTGATTGCTTTACAATTGTTGCAAAAGGGTGGTTCGGCTGACAATGCCCGTTTTGGTGCTGGTGATTATAAGAGATTCGATGGATCGGAAATTTCGTTTGTCCATTGGCGTATATTGGATATTATTAACGCTTATTATGGAGACGACGAAGTTGGCACGCAAGTGCGAACCATTTTGTGGTATGATTTGGTTAATTCAAACCACATTATGGGCACAACGATCTATACGTGGAACAACAGCCTGCCCAGTGGCCATCCGCTAACGAGTATAGTCAATTCCTTGTACAACCACCTTGCTATGTGCTATTGTTATTATAGTATTCAAAGAGAGATGGACTACCAATTACGAGGAACATTTTATGATAATGTTTACCTTGTGGTTATGGGGGACGACAATCTTTTCGGCGATACTTACGAGGCGAGTTTATTCTTTACTGAATCGAACATAGCCCAGCACATGACAAAATTGGGATTGACTTATACGAGTGACACTAAGGACGGAATTAACGTCTCTTTAAGAACTTTGCACGATGTCAGTTTTTTGAAACGCAAGTTTAGGATGGAACGAGATATGAGTGCTTCAGGGATTTTCGGACTTTGGTGCGCGCCATTGCAGCTAGAAGTTGTATTAGAAACACCCATGTGGTTTACCAAGTCTAAAGAATCACATGTAGATATTCTTAAATCCAACATAGAGAGTTCATTACGTGAATTGTCCTTGCATGGGCGCTCGGTTTTTGAATTATGGGCACCCAAATTACGTGAGACTTATTATCGAGAGATGAGGCAGAACGCATACATTGCTCCGCCATTGTTACACATTGAGTATGAGGAAGCAAGATATGCTGTCGCTTCCCTTGATGTGATGTATTAGTCTCCTTCGCAAGAGTTGAGTTGTTTACTCTGCAAAAGAACAACCTTACAAGTGGAGTGCGCTTGTCCAGTTGTTGGATTTGACAACTTTGTGCATTTGGCAAATGTACAAATATTTTGCCCTGTATGAAACGTGGTTACCTACTGGGTGTGAATTCTTCCACCATTCACATTTGGTTTGCCGTTACATACAGTTTATCTTCCTTTCCTATTTAGGATTACTGATCAGATGGGTGGCGTGTATGCCGAAATCAGAGCGTGGAATTTGAAAAGATGGACTGATCCTCCGACACGGATTACCGAAACATACCAAGATACACATTTACAAATTGACAAGACGATTGGCTCAGAAAATTCCTTTGGAGACACAGGAGGGATATCTATCTCCCTGGGACATACTGATGTCAAACCAAATGCGGCCCAAGCTCAACCTACCGGACATTTTTATGATGACAAGGGCGGATCTATTGAGCAGTTTTTGTCGCGACCCAAATTGTTGGCAGCATATACTTTAGGTGCAACCAACACTGCTACGACATTTCCCAAAGTGAACATCTTGAAGAAAATTATAGATGATTACAGAGACAAAATAGTTGGGAAGTATTGTATGGCCTTTGACATTGAGTTTACGATTGAAGTTTCAGCTACTAGGTTCCAACAAGGAAGATATATGTTTTGTTATTTGCCTTCCTTTTATTTTAATGGTGGAACTGGCACCGACGACACCACTTTGTCGTCGTGGAAGGTTTCACATGCCGCTACTTTGACACAATGTACACAATTGCAGCATGTAGAATTTGATTTGAACGTCGACAAGGCTGTTACATTGACAATTCCTTTTAGATACTTCAATCCGTTCATGGAGATAATTTATACTCCTGGCGCTTCTAATACACCGACCATCCCAGATTACGGGATTGTCTTCCTCAGACCATATGTGCCCTTGTCTGTAGGAGCAGGCGGTACTGCCAATGCAGACGTTAATATTTGGTATTCGCTTAAGAATGTGAAGTTCTACGGAACAGCGAATTACCAGTCTGCCGCCGATCAGGAAGCAAAGAGCGTCGGAGATGGCCCCATTTCCGGACCGTTGGGAGTTGTCACCAAGACTTTGAATGGTTTATCAGATGTACCTTTTATTGGTCATTACGCTCGGCCTGCATCGTGGGTGTCGGAAGCTTTGGGAAGAGTAGCCAAACATTTTGGATTCAGTTCTCCCACCATTCAAAACGGGGTCACACCTTTGTACAACATGCCTTATGGTTATGGGGCAAATACTGATGTACCTCGCCCTGTGCAATCTTTATCGTATACGACTTCAAATTCCGTTACAGAATCTTCTGAAGTCACTGGTTCAAAAGTCGATGAGATGTCAATTAAGTACTTGGCGGGCATTTATGCCTATAAAACAGGTTTTGATTGGGGAACTGGATTATTGCGCAACGCATTGTTGTTTGAAACGGCGGTGAATCCTTTATTACCTTATTCAACAACTACTATTCTCAATGTGTTGCCCGAGACAGTGTACCACCACAATCCTGCTGGATACATTGCTTCACGTTTTAAATTTTGGCGTGGAACAATTAAATACAAGTTGAAACTCGTAAAGACTGAGTTTCATACAGGCAAATTGTTAGTGTGTTGGCACCCAGGGAATGAATCCATATTTAACCATACGGCTCCTCCTGATGTTGGAGCATCTTATTACCGTTACCGTCAAGTGATTGACATTTCTGTTGGGAACGAGTTTGAATTTTCCGTTCCCTACATGTCGCCCAGGAATTGGAAGAACGTTGTTCCTGTCAATCCTACTAGTTCCGGAAACACCAATGCAGATTTTGCCAATGGTTTCTTTTCTATTTTGGTGCTTGACACTTTAAAAGCCCCTGAAAACGTGAATCAAACCATACGCTTGCTGTTGGAAGTTGCCGGTGGAGAAGATTTTGCAGTTATGGGAGCTACTCCCACTTCCTTTTATGCAGAGTCTGAGACCGGCCACAATGCACCACGGTTTGTGTATGCAGGTGAGTATCAATCGGCCACACAAATGCCCGCGGAAAACTCAACATTGGTTTCTTACAGTTTTGGATCGCATTTGCCAATGGAACGTGACAAGAATATTTCAGCTTGTCAAGTTTCTGGAGGTGAATATATTGAAACCCTACGCAAAGTGCTGAAGAGATACACTCGGGCATTTCGAACTCCAGCTTCTGGAACGAATGTTTACCATTTATTTGGTCCATTTAGTGCTCCCCATTTTTATGCTCCGGGAGCAGCTACAGCAATTGTTCAAGCTGAAGACCAAGATGATTTTGCTTATTATGGGCAAATGTTTTGTTTTTACAGAGGCTCAACTAGATTTCGTATAGCATTTGCGGCTGATAGTCCTGGCTCCGCGAATCTCAACAGACACCAGCATAGAGTGGCTTTGTGTGACCTCAATACGACTGGTCAAGTATCATTGTTTAACGGCGGTGCAGCTGTAGCGGGTACCACTTGTGTGTATCCTGGGTTAGATAGCGCAGCTGTTACTTATGCAGTTTCTTCATTAACTGAGGCTGTTGAAGTTTCTTTACCTTACGCCACTGCGGATGCAAACGTGTTAGTGCAAACTTTGAGTGTACCTGGCAATGGAATCTATGGCATTTGGCTGAATTCTGCTTCTCCTGGTACTTGTGCCTATATGGGAATCCACAAGAGTTTGGTGCCCTCGACCATTACTTTAGCTACCACTTTTGACCGAGCCATTGGAGATGATGCATCTTTTTCATATTTTGTTTCGTGTCCTCCTGTCAATGATGACAGATTATTTATACAACCAACTTAGCTTAGCACCCAATATTTTAAGGGTTTATGGTGCTGAGAATTGATATGGTGCCCTTTTTATAAGCCATATTGAGACTGAATTGAGCAGTTGAACGAACAACCATTATGTTGTGACATTTATGTAGTTTACGCCATTAAACGTAGCAGACACATTTGTTGAATACATTTTGGTGGGGC